GATTTAGTTTGCTCGCTGAGTTTGCGGGCTATACGCATGGCGTTAGCGTGGCTTGTGGCGTTGTCTACTAGCTTGCCAAAAAGTCTGATGTCAAACCAATTAGTAAAGTTTGGGTTTTTGTCTACATTTATCATAGTATTATGCAAAGAAAGGGTGAAGCTTCACATCCTCGAAACGGATGCCGACCTTGCGGTCAGTGCGGTATGGACGAACCATGGCGATAGTTCCAAGCTCTTCATGCTCGGTGGCTTGGATGAATTGAAAGACTTTATTATCTCGAGAGATGAGCACATCGCCTTTTTTGAATTTGTTTTTATTTGACATATTATTTTAGTGTTGAGTTACTACATTGAAACGAGGAGAGTTGAGATCCTCTTCTCTTTCGATTGTTCTAAGGTGTGAAAGACTTGACGCAGTCCGAACCCGTGGGTAATCGGTTCCTGTGTCGAAGATCTTAACAGACCAATGCGTTGACCATTTTTTAATTCTAACTTGTATTTTATCGTTTAACATATTATTACTATCGCACATTTGAGTTGAAATTGCAAGAAAAAAATGAATTATTTTTGTATTTCTTTTATCATAGACCGAAGCTCCGCAACTTTTTCGAGAAGACCTTCAGTGGTCATTTCTTCCGTCAAGGTTCTTGGTGAATCTTTTTTTTCGGTGTTCATGTAGTGAAGAAATTCAATTGATCCTTGAATCTTTGCAAGGTGAATTCCAAGATCAAGCTGCTTTACTATTTTTTCTTTCATATCTTTTGTATTAATCATATACCTATAAGGTAGCATGCAAACAAAGAAATTGCAAGCAAAAAGTGAATTATTTTTCCCAAATTTGTTGAATGTAGTATTGAGCATTATCTCCATCTTTGCGTTGAATGCTTGTTTGAAATTGCAACTTAGGCTGAAGTGTGCGAATCATGCGAGCAACTTTGCGTCTTACTTCGTGCTTGTCTTCAGCTTTTATAGTGATTGTATGATGTGTTTTGTCAATGTCGATATATGACTTAGTATTACTATTCCATAAGGAAATTGCTTCACCATCAAGGGAAGAGACATGAACACTTGCTACGAATGTTTTATTCTTTATCATATATATAATCTAACACATTAAGCCGAAAACGCAAGCAAAAAGTGAAAAAAGATTCAATTATTTTATTATACAATTCTACTTTTGCCTAGCCAGATTTGCAATTATCTGACTTTCAACGACTTAGAACACAAGAGGATCGGGCAATGAATTAGGAGTTGCGAACCAATCGTTTTCGTCAATTACTTCGCCGTTTAGTACAGGCTCGAATTTGAACTGCGAAACATTAGCATTGGCTATGCCGTTGACGCGTTCGCGTGTGGTCGGAGTATTCCAGCCCGCAAGTGACCAACGCACAAGCCCGTCGGCGTCACGCTTTACAATTGCGTTACCATGCAACCAAACGGTTTGCCCGTCTGTCTCGGTGTTTCCGACTTTTAAGGATGTGCCAGCATTGAAGGCGTTTCTGATTTGTTCTGTAACTTTTCTCATATCTTTATTATTAAGGATTTTGTGTGATTATGCAAGCGGAAAAAAGGAAAAAAAGAGTTTTTGTGCAAGTAGATTTTGCGCCCGCTCTTCAGCTTCTTTTTCTTGTTGCTCTAGTTCTTCAATCTCTAGTTCTGCCTGAAGCACTGCTATTTGAGATTGAATATGCCCAGCGTCTGCATCAAACGCATGATCTTTTATGAATTGCTCTAATTTACTGATTTCTTTTTTTATGTTCATGATATAACTATATAAAATTTTTTATTTAATTGCAAGCTAAAAGTGAAATTATTTTACTCCCATTCAGAATGAAAGCCCCAGTCAATGTCGGGCTGCTCGTCGAACTCTCGCAAGGCAAGCTCGTCTTGTAGTTGCCCAAGTTCGTTGCGTATTGCAACGCGTTGAGAGTCGCTAAGTATGCACTCAGCGAGGGCGGTTTGTAGTGTGAGTATTTCCCTTTGTATTTCTTTTGTAGTCATACCTATAACCTAACAAGTAAACCTTGAAAAGTCAAGAAAAACTTTCAACTATTTTATTGTACAATTCTATCGCGCCCCACCCAGTCTCGCAATTATCTGACTAACAGTGACTTAGGTAATCGTCTATGTCGTCAAAGTTTGCATATGAAAAAGGTGTGCTTCGCTGCCTTGTGCCACTATCGTAGGCGGATTGTGCATCTTCTAGTATTCCGAGCTTCTTGAGATAGGATATTGCACCTTTGTCGTAGAATGGTACACCATGATACCCTAGTGTCCAGGCGTAGTCAATTGCCTTTTCAGGGTCATCATCTAAGTAGGCATTCTTAGCGATCTTGCCTGATTCTCTCATTTTAGATTCTAATCTTGTATAACTCATTACTTAGCCTTTCTTGCTTTGTAGATTACCGCTTGGTATGCCTTGCGAGCTTCTTGCACTGCATGGAGAGCGTCGAGGATTGCCATGCCTTGAGTGATGGTCAAGGTTTGGTCGCCTTCGGTGTTGGTTGACTCGGCAAGGAAGTTGAGGTTGCCTTCAGCTTTAGACAGGGCAAGCCCTAGGTCAAGCTCCGTTCTTACTTCTTTCCTTATTTCTTCTTTAGTTTGTGTCATTGTCATATGTGTATATACTAGGTTAGTTGATGTTAAAAGTCAAGCGTTTCTTTCGACTGATTTCCATCCGAAAGCTTTTACTTTGTCTTGATGGCGGGCTTGTGGCAACATTGCCTCGAGTTCAGCAATGCGGGCGAACTTCCAATCTATCTCGCTTTGATCCATTTTACCTTTCCACATTTGCATTTGTAGTTTGTCTAATCTTATTTCTCTTTGTATTTGTTCTTCTGTCATATCTATAACCTATCAATCCTTTCTTGTTTTGTCAAACTTTATTTTACTTTTTTTTAGCTATTACAAATGCTAGTAAAATCTTTTCTCTTTCAGTTAGTTGTGTTGTATCAATCTTTATCATATAAACAACATAGCAACAAAATGACTAAAAGTCAAGAAAAACTTTAAACTATTTTATTGCACAATTCTACTTTTGCTAGGGCAATTGCACAATTATATGACTATAAGCAACTTACAACAACATGAAAAAAACTTTAATTTTTTTTTAAAAACACTTGACTTTTACAGAAAATTTTCTTATATTTAGAGCATGATTAAGATTGAGAAAAACGAAAACATTTCACGCTTTTGGAACATCTTCGCCTTCGGCAAGTTCGTCAAGGAGATCGAAGGACGAACCAAAGCATTCAACTATGCCAAGACTCTTGCACAAGAGAATGACCAAAAGTTTTTGGTTGATCACAAAAAAAGAATCATTGAGGCTTGACATTACAACCCAACTATACTAGATTATATAACTATGGATAACATCGAAAGAATTCGTTTAGCAGTAGAAAACGCCAAGCAAGGTTACCGCCTCGCTCCTAGATTTGCATCATTGCAAGAAGAACTACAAGAAGAGATTCAAGCGGAAGAGCTTGTAGTCAATCATGGTTTGCTTCAAGCAAGTGATAATGACATCAAGGAAGAACACGCTTCTCTTGAGTCAGTCGAGCATGACAAGGATGATGTCGATTATGACATGGATGAGAACGAGGTTGACATGGCTTCTCTCAGTCCTGCAATGCGTGAGATCTTCGGAGAATGAAGCAGTTACCTAAACGCAACAAAGCCGAAACATCATTCCGTTGGGTTATGTTCGGGCAAGCAGGGCAAGTCCTGTTTGCCTTGATCGACCCTAAGAATTGGATGCTTAAACCAAACTCGTACTTCGTTAGCGAGTCATTCATTCAAGCTAACTTGACAAGACTCAAGAACATATCGAGACAAGTCGAAGGCAAGACAAAGGTTCTCTTGTTGGAGGAGGGTGTGGCATAGCACCCCTCCCCCCTCCCCGCCTTGCTCGCATACTAACCCACCCCATTTTCCAAAAAAAACCACTAGCCACTTTCTGACAAAGTGGTGGGGGGTACTATTTTTCAATATTTGCATTGTTTAAAATATTTTAAATTATTTGCTTGAATAAAAAAATAACCGACCCCTATTTGGTGTAAAGCAAAGTATGAAAAAAGTTGAGTTTTATAATGTAAAAAAGAAGACTAAAGTTCAGATAGCCGCCGAACTAGTCAAAAAGAAAACTTATCAAATGGTTACTAAGGGAGGGAAGACATCTAAGCGTTATGCGCTTAAAGCCGTGGATGAAGATGGAACTAAATTAACAAAATTTTGCAGCAAAGCAGATTACGACAAACTTTAATGTCTTTTTACGAACTTAGTGATTTCCCTCAATTAACTGAGTTAGTCGAAAATTGGAAAACTATTAAAGAGGAATCTTCGCGCCTCGACAATTATAACTTAAATATAAATAGAGTTAATAAAGATCATGAAGTTGTAGCTGAAGAAATATTAAAAAAAATTAAATTAAATAAAAAAAATGGATGGGTTGATGGGTGGAATAACAAAGGCGAGGTAAATAAAAGCTGGATTCAATATGGATTAATTATTCATGATAAAGAAGTACCGCACAGTAATATGCCAAAAACTATAAAGTTATTAAAAAAAATAAAAGGAATAAAAGTTGCGGCACTAAACATACTAAAAGGTGAATCAATATTAGGAACTCACACTCATCCAGAAATGGTTACAGAAAAATTGGCGCAAATGCACATCTCTCTTGACGCGCCAGAGCCGATGCAATCATATCTTTGCGTTAATGGAGATTTTTTTGAACATAAAACTGGCAATTATGTAATATTTAACGGAGCCTATCCTCATTTTGCTATAAACGCAGGAAAAAAAGATAGAATAATTTTATATTTAGAGTTTAAAAAAAATAAATTATAATATTATACAGAACCTGTGGGGAATGCTGCAGAAGAAACTCCAGCAACATCTGCACAACTTGTGACTTTAACAGTAAAGTCGTGAACATTTAATCCTGAGTCAGGTAAGTCAACATTTACTTGGAATACAAAATCACCAGAACCAGTATTCAAGTCTAAAGCATGAGTTAAGTGAATTGATTTGTTTTTATAATAGTCTTCGGGTTCGCCGCTATGATAGATATGAAAATTTTGCACTTTTTCCCAAGTTGGACTCACTCCAGCTCCTGTAAATGCTATATTTGCATCCCCAGAGAATACTCCGCTTCCAGTTGCCGACTGGTTTAAGTTGATATCCCAATCTAAAATATAATCACCAGAATACAAAGTTAAAGCGTCAACTGTATTCAGATCTCCTGTAGTCCCTTCGCCAGATCCACCTATGACAGAATCATCATCGAAAATAGCCTGTCTAACTCCTAATAATTGACCTCCAAGATATTTTGGCTCAATTGACTTTGTTGCCATTGTGGTTCCGTCTCCAACAATTACAGGAACTCTGGAGTAAGAATTAATGTCTGATCCTGACGCTGTTAAAAGTTCTGATATTTTAGTACCCATAATATGGTTTACACTACTTTCAGCATATTTCTACCTCTAAAGTTTCTCCGCCCTCTGTGTTTATTTGAGTCCCATTTTCTCTAAGTAAGCTGCATAAGTCTATTTCAATTGATTCGCCGCAAGTTTCTATATCTAAATATACTCCATCTTCAGTATAAATTGGAAATTCATCTTCTTGTAGTAAGCTACAGAAATCAGGACACAATTCAACATCTATCGTTTGATTATCTTCTGCATTAAGGCTATCACCATTTTCTTGGGCTATAGAACATATATTAAAAACATTAACAGATCTAGATACTGTACTAAAACCTCCATCAAAATCAGTCACGCTATAAACAACTGAATAATTATTTAATATAGATGTATCTACTGTATTTTCTATAGTTATTCTGTTTGTAATATCACCATCGTCTTTATCAAACGCAACTGCACCTGCATCAATATAAGTCGATCCTTGAGGTGCATTGACTATAGGGCTACCAAGCAAACTAATAACAGGAGGGTTATTAATAACAACTACAGTTCTACTTACAGATGATGTCAACCCACCAGAATCAGTTACCTGATAAGATACTTCATATACTCCGTTAACATTAGTATTCACGTTACTTGTTGTAATTATTGAGCTGGTTAAATCTCCGTCTTCAGGATCGTTTGCCGTTGCGCCTGCATCATTATAGGGCACTCCATTAAAATTTTGCACAAAACTGCTTCCAATAACCGTTATGGTCGGCGGCTCATTCCATTCCACATTGACCGTTACTTCCATACTTTCCCTTCCAGCGTAATTATCAGCAAAAACAGTAAACGCTATTTCAATATCATCTCCAGCGCTATAACCTAAATCACCTAAATTAATAGTACCTTGCAATAATCCTGTATTAGAATTAAATGTAAGACCAGCAGGATAATTAATAGCAATATATAAAAATGGATAATTAATATCACCAATCATATTATCAGCTACAATTTGATAAGAAAAATTAAATTCTCTACTATTAGTTTCAATATTAATAATTGAATCAGATGTTATGTTAGGAGGTGTTGCTTTAACTATTCCTCTAAATTCAGAAAACCGATAGGTTTTGAAGGTACTTCCCTCAGGAGCCAGTAACCCAATAGATGTACCTTGATCGTTAAGTTCATTCGGCATCTTATATGGCGCGCTCCATCCAGCAATACTGGATGTACTAACTTTTTTAGAATTATTTTCTAAAAAACCACTAATTTCAGAAAACTTTATTTCCCCTTGGTCAAACATGGGAATTCTTTTTCTATTATTTTAATTAATGGCTTAAGGTTCCCAGATTTTATGTAGTCTGCAGGATAAGCTCCTTTTAACTTCTTATTTGGTTCTCCTAACCACATAGCCGCATCACGCGGACCTAAGTGCTCGCATAATCTTTGGAAAATTTGAAATTTATTCATTATAATTAATTACACTAGTGTAAAATATATTTAAATAACATGCCACGTAAAAAAACTACGAAAAAAGAAGAGGCGTTTAAAATACCTCAATTAGCTAGCCCAGGTTTTAAGGTTGAGAATAAAAAATTAACTGAAAGACAAAAGGAGTTTCTATCTCTTTCTTTAGATCAAGATACGCGCATAATGTTTATATGCGGACCAGCAGGCAGCTCAAAAACTTATATGGCTGTCTATTCCGCATTAAGGCATTTAAGCAATAATAATGATTATGATTTAATGTATATTAGAACTGTAATTGAAAGTGCTGATAAAGGGCTTGGCGCTTTGCCAGGCGATATTGCAGATAAATTTAATCCATATATAGCTCCCTTAAAAGACAAATTAGATGAAATGTTACCAGCTAAAAATACAGCTCCCTCGGTGATGAAAGAACTAATGGATGAAAGGGTAGATGCGTTGCCCATTAATTTCCTTAGAGGCGCTAATTGGATAGACAAAATAGTTGTGGCTGATGAAGCGCAGAACTTTACATTTAAAGAGCTGACTACTCTAGTAACTAGACTCGGTAAAAATAGTAAATTATTTATATGTGGAGATTTTATGCAGAGCGACATTAATGGAAAAAGCGGATTCGGACCGATGTACGATTTATTTAATGACGAAGACAGTAAATTGAAAGGCATTCACTGCTTTCGATTTACAAAAGATGACATCATGCGAGATGAATTGCTTAAATTTATAATTGGAAAACTTGAAAATAAAAAATAATTGTGTATATCTTTGTATACGATGGAACTTATCTCAGCAATTATAGGAGCGGTAACTACCCTGGCGGGTATTTATCTCACGCATAGATTAAAATCAAAAAAAGATCCCCTGCCTAAGGATATAAATCGCAACGATAATATTTATACTGCTCTTTCATACCTTATTGCCGAGACAGATTCTGATAGATGCTACGTCTATGAATTTCATAATGGAGACTATTATTATAGTGGCAATTCGCAACAAAAATTTAGTAACACATATGAGATCGTTGAAGAAGGAATAAGTTGCGAAGCGTCTGCAGAGCAGAATTTAAGAGTTTCGAATTATAACTTTTTTATTAAAGAATTAATTGAAGAGGGTGGTATATGTTACTCTAACACAGAAAAAATACCAGACCCTTTATTCAAGGAAAAAATGCATAATAAGGGTATTAAAAGTATATCTTGCGTTCCAATTAAGTTATTGAATGGTAAGATTATAGGAATTTTGGGAATTGATTATGTAAAACATACTGTAGATTGCGATCAAGACATGTTCGAATTACTTAAGAATCAGGCTCGAATTATCAGCGGCTATCTTGGAGATTAGTTGAATTTTATTTAATTAATTATATAATTAACTATGAATATAGTTTATTGCACTAACTGTGGTCACAAAATAGAATACACATCTCCTTCTCCTAAATTTTGCCCTTCATGCGGTAGCAGCATGGATGGATCAAAAGCTTCTGTAGACAACTCTCAAGTTGATGATATTGTTGTAGAAAAAATTCCATCTATATCTAAATTAGAGTACGAAATAGATGCGAGCAATGGTAATAGAGTTATTTCTGGAGGTGATTTAAAAAATATCTCCGAATCCCCTAAAAGAAAGGTTTCTAAGTCAAGTAATGATAGCGAAGATCTTATCAAAGAAGGTATGCAGTTATGCAGGAAAAGCAAAAAGCAGACCGATATTGATGACTAGGAAGGAAAAATTAAGCTACGAAGACTGTGTTGATGTAATTGATAATGAATTGCGTAAACGAAAGCACAAATGGCGCCTCCACGCTCTCGCATGGATGGATTACGATGATGTCCAACAAATAATTCGTGCTCATATTTACAAAAAATGGGATCAATGGGACCAGAAAAGAAGTTTAGCTCCTTGGATAAATAAAATAATATCCAATCAAATTAAGAATATATTCAGGAATTATTATACTAACTTTGCTAGACCTTGTTTAAACTGCCCATTCGCTCAATCTTCGGCTAGTGAACATGAAGAGGGCCACACTGGCTTATGTGGATTCACTCCAAGCGGGGTTCAATGTTCAGAGTGTCCATTATATTCTAAATGGGAGAAAACGAAAAAAAGTGCTCATGATATAAAAATGCCATTAGCTTTAGAGCATCATCCTCAGGAAGTATATAATATATCAGAGGAATTAACTGATATTTCCGAAGCAGAAAGAAAATTGCACACATTAATGGAGTTTAAGTTATCTGATAAACATTATGCAATTTATAAAATGATATATGTTGAACATCTACCAGAAGAAGAGGTTGCTAAAAAGATGGGTTATAAAAGTAATGAAAAGGGCAGAAAGGCTGGATACAAGCAATTAAAAAACCTAAAGAAAATATTCATTGAGAAAGCAAAAGAAGTTATTGATAGAAAGGATATTATTTTATGAGCAAAATAGAATTAACGGAAACTCAAAAAACCTACCTAAGGGAAAATCACAAAAAAATTCCAGATTTAATAAAACTCACTCAAAATACTTTTTTAGACGATACTCTAGATGGAAGATCAAAAGAAGGTAGAGCTGTTAAAGACTTCTTGGTTGAAGAGAGTTTAGATTACAATACAACAAAAAAAGAGAAAAAAGGGCCAATAGAACTCGCTGATGAACAAAAAGATGAGATTCTAGACTTAGCAGAAGACGGCTTAAACTCTTTCCAAATTGCTCAAATCATATTCCCCGATGAAGAGGTAAAAAAGCTATCTACGGAGCAGCGAACGGTTATGGCTTATATTAAAGATGTAGCGCCAGACTTGCTGCAAAAAGATGAAAAACCAAGAGTGCGCGAGAAGTATCAGCCACCAGACAGTTTTAACGATGTAATTAACTTAATATCAAATTATACTGGTGACGAATTGAATCCTGACGAAATAGGCTTAGTAGAGAAAAAATCAGCAGAAAAAATGTTACTATTTCTATCTGCGCCAAGATTTTTAAATACAATAAATAATTATAGAGATAAAGATGATAGAGACTTATTCGAAGCTGAATTTGTAAGAGCTACCTGGGGAAAACCTGATTTAACTAGCGATGAAATTAATTTATATATTAATGTTTGCATCGATTACATTAACCTGAGAAATGTAAGTAGAAATATTGAGAAATTAAATAGAATGTTTAATGATGCTGATTCACAACAAGAGATGACTGTAAGGCTAGCCGAGCTACTTAAGACAAAAAGTGAAGAGTACGATAAGTGTGAGAAAAGAATGGAATCTCTAATCAAAAAATTAAATGGTGATCGAGCTAAAAGGCTAGAGAATCGCCAATCTCAAAATGCATCAATATTATCATTAGTTGAAACTTTCCAAAATGAAAAAGAGCGAGCTGTGATGGTAAGAATGGCTGAAATGCAAAAAAAGTTAGTGAAAGAGGAAGCAGATCGCATGGAATCTATGGACTCCTGGAAAGCAAGAATATTAGGATTATCTAAAGACGATGCAGTATAAGTATATCCAGCCCCAAAGGCTCCTGAATATCTATGATGAGATATTCACAGCTGAGTCAGTCCTCACAAAAGAAGCATGTAATTTATTAATTAATTCATTTTCTGAGCAATGTAAATCTGCAACTGTCGCTGGAGTTAACGATGGTCAAAGAAATAATCTAAATACTGTCGCAATATCATCGCACCCTGTAGTTTCAGAAATTAAAAAATATTGTAGTCAAATTACAAAAACTAACATTTTATTTCAAGAAGAAGCGCAATTCATTAAATATGAGCCATCAATGTACTATGAAGAACATTATGATTTTTTTGAAAACCCATATGCTATGTTACCAAGTCAGTTTGGAAAGCAAAGATGGTATAGTATACTATTTTACCTCAACAGTGGAAAAAAAGGTGGAGAAACTAGATTTCCTAAATTCAAGATGTCTTTTAAGCCTGAGGCGGGCAAAATGTTGATGTGGAAAAATTTAAAAAATAATCAGCCCAATTATGACATGCTACATGAGTCTAAACCTACAGATAGCTGGACAAAATATGCGTTAATATTATGGATCAGAATGTAGAACATATATGCAAGGTTTGTAAAAAATCCTTTAAGTCTGAAAGAGCACTTCATATACATATTAAGTCTCATAACATTTTATTGAGCGAATACTATACGACTTATTATCCAATGAAGAATTGGTATAATGGTGAGCCGTTACCTTTTAAAAACAAAAAAGATTATTTTCGCAAAAGATTTTCAACCAGATGGCAAATGGTGCAATGGCTTATAAAAAACAAAGATAATAAACTCGCTAAACATTATGCAGTTAGCGAGCTCAAAAATAGAATAGATGAGAAAAACCTCTTAAAGGCCCCTAGCCATATAGAATTGCAGATATATGACTTACCACCTATAGATAGCTATAAAATGCTTTTTGGGTCATATACAGAGGCTTCTAAGCTTACAGGGGTTGAGCCAATATTTACCAAAAGAATATGTAAAGAGTTTTACGCTGATAAATACAAAGATACGCCAATATTTATAGATACTCGAGAACAACAGCCATTATCATTTCCCAACTCTAAAACAATGAAATTAGATTTTGGAGATTATACTTCATCTGGCGATTATTACTCATATACTTATGTTGACCGAAAAGGAGAGCAAGATTTTAAATCAACAATGTCTACAGGTTTTGAGCGATTTAAAAAAGAATTAGATAGGTGTAGAAACATGGGGTGCTATTTATATGTGGTTACCGAAAGCGATATAGAAAAAATAAAAAAGAGAAACAATTTTTCCAAACACCGATCTAACTTAAATTACATATGGCACAATATGAGAGTATTATCTCATGAATACGCGGGATGCTGCCAATTTATCTTCACGGGAAATCGAGAAAAATCTGTAGAAATTATTCCAAAATTATTAGTTCTTGGAGATGCTTTATGGAGCACGGACATTCAATATTATCTAGACAAACAAAAATGAGCTGGGAACCAGGAAATCAACCAAACAATCCTTTTAAGGAGGATATAAATAAATTACTTTTAGATAAAGGTTTTCTAGAAGAAGAAGAAGCTAAAATATTGTTATATCAATTTTTAAGAGAAAATATAACTTTCACAACTAGTTTATTGTCAGGAGTAGATTTATTTCCATTTCAACACATGGCGATTAAGGGTATGTTTGAAACTGACTACTTCCTAGGTATTTGGAGTCGGGGTATGTCAAAATCTTTTACTACAGGAATTTACGCCTTCCTGGACGCTATACTTAATCAGGGCGTAGAGATAGGGATATTAGCTGCTTCATTTAGGCAGTCAAAGCAAATATTTAAAAAAATTGAAGATATTGCAAATAAACCTCAGGCAAAAATGCTTGCAGGCTGCATTACTAAAAAAAGCAAGAGTAATGATGAGTGGTTGATGGAAATAGGTAGAAGCAGAATCAGAGCTCTGCCATTAGGCGATGGTTCCAAGCTTCGTGGTTTTAGATTTCATAGAATCATTATTGATGAGATGTTGTTAATGCCTGAAAGAGTATACAATGAAGTTATCGTGCCATTCTTGTCTGTTGTTGAAAATCCTACCCAAAGAGAGGAGTTATTTAACCTTGAAACAAACTTGATAAAAAAAGGCGAAATGACTGAAGATCAAAGATATAGATGGCCTAACAATAAATTAATAATGTTATCATCCGCTAGTTATAAATTTGAATATTTGTATAAATTATATTCTAATTTCGAAGATTTGATATTAAATCATGTTGACCATAAAGATGGCTCTAATGCTAGGAGATCTATTATGCACTTTAGTTATGATTGCGCTCCTAAGCAATTGTATGATGTTAATTTGATTAATCAATCTAAAGCTACAATGAGTCAATCTCAGTTTGATAGAGAGTTTAATGCTATATTTACAGATGATAGCAGTGGATATTTTAAGACTTCTAGAATGGCGGAATGCACAATAAAGGATGGAGAAGGGCAGTGTGTGGAAATAGCGGGCGAACCTGATGCAAAATATATTTTAGCTATTGACCCTAGCTGGGCAGAAAGTGAAAGCTCTGATGATTTTGCTATGCATATATTAAAATTAAATGATGAAAAGCGAAATGCGACCGTAGTCCATAGTTATGCAATGTCTGGAACTCGTTTACAAGATCATATGTTCTATTTTAAATATCTTATAGAAAAATTTAATATTGTTAGTATTGTAGCTGACTATATGGGAGGCGTTCAATTTATTAATGCTGTTAATGAAAGCTCTATGTTTAAAAAAGATAATATTAACTTTAAACAAATAGATGTTAATTTTGATGACTTAAATGATTATCAGAATGTCCTTAAGGGAGTTAGGCAACAATATAACCAACAGGACAGAAGAATTTGTTTCCTAAGAAAACCTAGTTCTGACTGGATAAGAAGAGCGAACGAATCTCTTCAGGCGAATTTCGATCATAAAAGATTGTGGTTTGCGTCAAGAGCTATTGACGAAGATTATGCTATGCAACGCAGAAAGAAAATACCAATCACGAAATTAAAATTTTTAAAAAATGAAGAAAAGAATCAGTCTCCCCAATCTAAAATGATTGACCTCATTGAGCATCAATACGATCTAATGAACTTAACCAAGTCTGAGTGTGCTCTGATTCAAATAAAAACTTCTCCCCAAGGAACTCAGACATTTGACTTGCCTGACAATTTAAAAAGACAAACGGGCCCCGAAAAAACTAGAAAAGACTCTTACTCTGCATTAGTTCTAGGCAACTGGATGACTTCATTGTACTATGAATTTATGAATGTCGATTTGACTCCAAAGTACGTAGACTTTACGCCAATGTTTATAAAATAAAAGTTAAAAGTAACTTTAAAAGTAACTTTTTTTACTTATTATAATATATAGGTGTAATTCTCGACAAATGGCTAAAAGAAAATATACTAAGAAATCTGAATACTGGAAAAAGTTTGACCAAAGTCAACCTTTGGACAATATAATGATATCAAATTCTGCTCAATGGTCTCCAGAGTTATCTGGAGAAGGATTTTACCAATCGATAGCGAGTGAATACAGTAGAGGTGGTAAAGTCGATACCCAAACAAGAAAGAATCGAGCGGCTTTAGGCACAAAGGCTTCTAAATACGAAAACATTCATAAGGGGCTGCTTCCATACCATTTCAGCGCAGAAGGGATACATATCAGAGAAGCTATTGAATTGTGCCAAAAAGCTTACTGTAATATTTCTATATTTAGAAACGCAATTGATATTATGTCTGAATTTGCTAATGCAGAAATTATGCTAGAGGGCGGTAGTGAAGTTGCTAGAAATTTTATACAAAAATGGTTTGACAAAATTAACTTATGGTTTTTAAAAGATCAATTTTTTAGAGAGTATTATCGATCAGGAAATGTTTTCCTATATACCTTAGAAGGTAAAATTGATTTAAATGATTTGAGAAGATCTTACAGAACAGAGATTCTTGGACTCAAAGGTAAAATTCCATTAAGGTATATCATCCTAAATCCATATGACATCGTAAGAAGGCATAGCTCTTCATTTTCTGACTCTTTGTATGAAAAGATATTAAGCGAGTATGAGATAGAAAGGCTAAAAAGCCCAAAGAACGATTTAGATAAGCAAATATTTGAATCCTTGTCTCCTGAGGCTAAGAAGAAAGTTAAGGACAATGCTTACTTGAGGGATGGTGTGAAAGTCCCTCTTGATCCTAAATATCTTAGATACTGCTTTTATAAAAAACAAGATTATGAGCCATTTGCTATTCCATTTGGATTTTCTGTTTTAGACGACATTAACTTTAAGCTAGAGCTTAAAAAAATTGATCAAGCTATTACTAGAACAATCGAAAATGTGATACTCTTAATCACAATGGGGGCTGAGCCAGACAAAGGAGGAGTCAATCCAACTAACATGGTGGCTATGCAAAAGCTTTTTCAAAATGAAAGTGTTGGCAGGGTTTTAGTCAGTGACTATACAACTAAAGCACAATTTGTTATACCAGAAATTAATAAGGTTTTAGGTGCTGAAAAATATGAGATTGTCAATCAAGATATCAAGGAAGGCTTGCAGAATATAATTGTTGGCCAAGAAAAATTCTCAAATACTGCAGTTAAGGCTGAAATATTCCTAGAAAGGTTAAAAGAGTCGAGGAATGCATTTTTAAAGCAATTTCTTCAGCCAGAAATTAATCAGATTTGCAAAAACTTAGGAATGAAATCTATACCCCAAGCAAAATTTGAAGAAGTGAATGTTAAGGATGAAACACAACTTCAAAGAGTAACTACAAGATTAATGGAGATAGGAATACTGACTCCGCAGCAAGGTGTAGACGTTATGAAAACTGGAGTATTCCCAGAATCAAAAGAGATTTCGCCTGCTCAAGAAAAATTTGTAGAAGAGAGAGAAATGGGGTACTACAATCCTTTAGTAGGTGGAGTACCTATGATTGAAGGAGAAACTTCAACTCAGACACCTAAGTCTGCTGGTAGACCAACTGGCACGTCAGGAATTCCGAAAGAAGCTGCCGCTAAAGAAACGTATGGCAGAACAGATATACAAAATGTAGTATATGCAACTGAGCAATTCACAGAAGAAGCTAAGAAAATATTAAAAACTCATAAAAAAATAAAAAGATTAAATAAAGGGCATCAAAAACTTATAAGTGAATTATGTTCTAAAATAGTAGTATCTTCTGAGCAAGAAAATTGGAATAAAAACTTTGAAAGCGTTGTCAAAGATTCTGAAAAGATTATGGATTTAAATACTTTAGAAGGCGTAGATAAAATATGCTTAGAGCATCAAATAGAAGAATACCCAGCTGCACTACTATATCATAGTAAAAAAAATAAAAGCAAAAAATCTGTGTAATGCTTTGTATGAAAGCTCCTTTTAAATATAAAACAACTTTTTCGCAGAGCTCGCTAGCTTCGCTTGAAATTGAGTCTGAAGAAGGTATCTCAACTGCTTCGCTAAAACCTCTTTTACCCCTCATCCCTGAAAATGTAAATCTTGAAAGAAATCTAGACTTGCTGGGTGTTGCTTTTAATGCTGCGGTTGCAAACAAATTTAATAATAATGGTGATGGAATTGAAACAGCGACAGCTGTAGCCATTAAAGATTATTTTATACACAAACCTGCGAACCTCGAGCACAATAGAGAGAATATAGTAGGCCATATTGTAAATGCTGGATTATCTGAATACAATTCTCAGTCTGGTAACTTGCTTGATGAGAAGGAAGTCGCTGGAACAAACGAGGCATTTAATATAGCTTTAGCGGCAGTAGTGTATAAAATAGCTAATCCTTCATTCGCTCAGTTGGTAGAAGATAGCGGAGACGAAGACTCGGATAACTATCAAGTAGTTTCTGCTAGCTGGGAGCTTGGTTTTAATAAGTATTATATTGCATTAGGCAGTGATGACCTTAAGGAAGCTGAACTTATTACGGATGAAAACCAAATTAAAGAATTTTCACAATACTTGATTACTCAAGGAGGAGTAGGTAAAACTGAAGACGGAGTAAAAGTAAGCAGGTTGGTAATCGGAGATGTTTATCCTTTAGGAATTGGTTTTACCGCTAAACCAGCCGCCGATGTTAAAGGCGTCATTCATTATAACGATGATGACAAGGAAGAACAAAATAGCTTGGCATCGTATCCAAAAACGGAAAAAATAGAAATTAATAAGACCTTTTTAAACCCTTTTTTACAAAAAGAATATAAAAAAATTTCCCAGAATAATAAAAAAGGGGTAATCTTACAAGATAACACAAAATTTAACATTATGGAATCACAAGAATTAATTCAAGAATTCAAATCTGCATTAGCCGAGCACAAGTTCGACAAGGAAGCAGTCGCTTCTATGACAGAAACATTCACTCAAGCTATCAAGCAAAAAGATGAAGAGTATTTGTCAAACGTCGAAGCAGCAAAAAATGCGGAGGCAGAATTATTGAAGCAGCAAGAAGAGCTCAAGGCTTCTGTAGAAAAACTTCAAACCGAGCTTAAAGAAGCTCAGTCTGCAGTTGAATCTTTAGAAGCTGAGAAGACTCAAGAGCTTATCAAAGCTACCTTCAATGAAAGAATGGGTGCCCTTGATTCTGAGTACGATCTAGAAGACGAAGACAAAAAGATTGTTGCTTCAGAGTTGAACGAACTTGACGTATCTGCTGAATCATTTGCTGATTATAAGGCTAAGTTCGAAAAAGTGTGGCAGCACAAAAATAAAGCTTTCATTGAAGAGCAAGCGAAAGCTTTTCAAGAAAAATTAAACGAAGCTGTTGAAGCTAAATTAAAAGAAGTTCAAACTAGTGAAGCGTCAGAAGTTGAATCAACTGAAGAAGTAACACCTGAAGAAGTTCTTGATAACGCCGAAGCTTCTAATGTAGAAATTTCAAATTCAAGCGAAACATTGTCTGAAGAGCCAGAAACTCTTACTGAGAGATTCCAAAAAGCTTTCAAAGACAACGTTGTTGTAAAATACTAAAATTTATTAATTAAAGGAAATCAAAATGGGACTAAGAATATTACCATTCAGACAGTACGACGAAAACGATGTTATTAATCTTTTTGCTGCCAAAAGCGGTCAAGAAGTTGATAATCTCGATGATGCCCTAGGCACTGCAAAAGTGCATGGCGGAGTTTTCGTTCAAGTTGAAGTCGGAGACCTTAATAACGATCCAATTGAATATGGAGCTGATTCCTACTTGGGCAAGACTGATTACCCCCATATAGGTGCCAACCAATATCCAACTGTTCCGCATAAGGTCGAACTCGCAGACGGATCCTCTAAAGCATTAGGGATCACTCTTAACCAAGTCGCTAAAGCTGACGAGAATGGAGAGAAGCTTCTCTATTATCCTCAAAAAGCTTTAGAAAATCACGCAGTGCTTCCTGGTCAAGCAGTACCTGTAGCTCGTAAGGGTATCTTTACTCTTCACGAATCTGCATTTGATGTTGCTGACTGGGGTACAGATGCCGCTATCGGAAATACGCTTGTCGTTACTAGTGACGGACAAGTTTCTGGACAGGCTGCTGCAGACGTTAGTGGTGTAGGAACCGTTCTCGCTACTGGATCTCGCTCAGAACCTCTTGGTTCTCTTAGCGGAAATTACGCAATTTGTGCAATTGATTGCTAAACTAAAGGAGAAATTACGAAAATGAATATTACATTAAAAAGAACAGAAGAGCAAGTTGAACTCGTAAAAGCAATGGCTTCGAAAAATCGCGAAACCGCATATGAGGCTCAAGCAGCTCTAGCAGCTTTCTTGGCTCCAGTGTTGGCAGAAGTAATTAACAATGCTCCTACTTTGAGTAACTTGTTTCAAACTTTATCTTTCGATGCAGATGATAATCCAAGTATTCCATTGGATCTTTACTATGACGTAGAGGATGAAGATTACATCCAGGTTTACAGCCAGTCTGTACCAGGTGGTCTTCCAACCAGTCAAGTACAACCTAGCTTCAGCGAAATGAAGGTAACTACTTACAATCTTGATAGCGCAGTATCTTTCGACAAGAAATATGCAGCAAAATCTCGTCTTGATGTAGTTGGTAAAACCTTTACTCGCGTTGCTCAAGAGCTTTTGCTTAAGCAAGAGCGTACTTCGGCTAACTTGATCATGGGAGCTTTGAAAAAAGCCGAAACCAATGGTCAAAAACACGTTATTGACTGCTCTGTAGACAAAAGAGTTATGCTTGACGATTTTAATCGCCTTATGACTCTTGCTAAAAGAATCAACACTTCTTACAGTGGCGGAACCCCAACTGATCGCAGAAGTGGAGTTACAGACCTTATTTGTTCACCAGAAGTAGTACAAGAGCTTCGCTCCTTGGCCTACAACCCAGTGAACACAAAAAATGCAGCTGGAACTGATGCTGTTGCAGGTAATCCTCCGATTGCTGCTACTGACGATATGCGTGAAAGCATTTATAACAATGCTGGAATTCCTGAGTTCTATGGCGTTTCCATTATGGAAATCAATGAGCTTGGTGATGGTCAAAAGTACAACAAGATCTATAGCACAATTTCTGGTTCAGCTTTAAGCAGTGGCGAAGAAATTATTCTTGGTCTTGATCGTAGCCGTGACTCTCTCATGAGAGTTCTTTCTCGCGACTCTGAGAGTGGCGCTGAAATGAGCCTTGTCGCAGATGATCAGTACAGTGTTCGTCAGCAAAAAATCGGATACTATGGATCCCTTGAAGAAGGACGCGTCATCCTTGATGATCGTGCTCTTTACGGATTGGTCGCTTCAGGCCTTACTGGAATTTAATTCCCCAAAACTTAACCCTTAACCAAAGAAGCTCGCTACGGCGAGCTTTTTTGTTTTCTATTAAACTTGAAAAAAGTGTATATTCATTGTATAATAAAAAGGAAAGGTAAAAGGTATGAAAAAAACAAACACAAAGAAGAGTTCGCCAAAAGCTCAGTCAAAAGCTTCTAAGAAGCCTAAGAAAAATTTGATCGAAGAATTACAATCTATGGAACAAACTACAGGTAAAGAATACATTCAGAAAACTAAAGAGCTTGAAGACATTCTTGGAGTAAAAGAAGTTAATCCATTCAAAACAGCAAATGCAAGCGTATTCCAAGAAAACTTGTCAGAAATGACTCTTGTAGATATGCAGTCATTAGCAGTAAGAGTCGGCGTAATGCCTTCAGCTAATCGCACTAATTTAAAAAAGAGATTAATGAAGGAGTTTGAGCACAGAAATAAATCTAGAACAATTATCGGAGGAGCTGATTCTAGGCAGGTTGGGCTTAACACAAACAGCCCTGACTTTAAGGAAGTATCTAAAATATTAAGAGAGGGAATGTAAATTGAGTAATATAGGAGATTTAGCTCAGGAAATATTTGATCATGAATTTGATTCAGACACAGAAGTTGCTACAGTATCTTCTATTTCTGGATGGTTAGACTCTCATATAGGCAATCTTAATACTATGATACATACATCCTTTGATGTTGTCAATGGTGTTATTGAGCCTGAAGCTGACTTCAAAAATGAAGAAAAAGCTATATATCGAGCGATGTACCTAAAAAACTTCAACTCATCAATGTCTCGAAAAACTCTGCAGGGAGCCACTAAATCAAGCGACTTTATACAAATACGTGACTCCGATGGCTCGATGATCGTAAGACCCAATAAGAACACTGCAGCGGGCGCATACAGATCTTTAGCTAGCGGTTATGATCAAGAACTAAAAGAATTGGTTTCTGCATACCTTTCTTTTGAAAGCAAGCCAATACAAGTTGCAGGAAACGACGCTCCATCAAGCCAATAAGTGTAATTTAGAATGTGGACAGAACATACAACACTAGCTTACAAGGCCTTACAACTACTTGGCCACAAAGAAACGGTCAATACTTAGCTCCTGATTACGGTTATTCTGCTTCGTATGAAGGAGCTATCCGAATGTTTAGTTACGGAGATGGTTTTTATGCAATTTCGCCTAAAGGTGTAAATAATATAACGTTTTCTCTATCTTTAAATTATAGTAATTTGCACGATAGTGAAGCTAGGCAAATTATAGATTTTTTAGAGACTTCTAAGGGTCTTGATTTTCCCTTTGTTCCTCCTGACCCATTTTGCAAAAAAAATATATTTAGATGCGTAGGATTTTCTCATACTTTTAATAAAGAGAATTTAAATAATATATCTATCAATTTAAAAACAAACAAGCAGAGCTCTTTAAATATAGAGTCCGCTGTCCCTGGTTCGTCAGAAACGTTATTGAACGCTCCTCGAGCTACAGAATCACATACTATGTATTTATCAATTAATTCTGATAGTGTGTCGAACTTTTTACCATCAAATAGTGCAGAACATTATAAAAATTATTCTGATTATTGTAAAATAGGCTATAAAGAATACTTGAGAAGTATATTCACTAGAGAAGAGATGTTAAAGGTTTTGAATAATGATTTTACTGATGGTATTTTAAGTCTTCCCTGGTATACAATGGGGCTTATAGAAAGAGCTGCTTTAGACACTTATGGGATGCCTGATAGTACCAACGATGTCAGATCAATACATCCTGGTTATTATGATCCTCCTAGCTCAACTGATAATAACTCTAAGCCTTTTGAAATCAGAGTTGTTCCTTGGACGCAACCTTTTGGGTATCATACGCCTGATGACACTCTTTACGCTACCTCGATATACGTAATCAATGGGCTAAACTATCTTTCGCAGTGGGCCTACCCTAAGGATATAGTAGTATTTAAGCCTGATTATGAAGCGCAGACTTTTGATAAATATTATTATTGCAAGAAAAGTCATTTTGCAAGGCCGCTACAGAGCGCTTTCAATTCTTGGCTAGACGGATCAAGTTTAGATACTGGCAGTGGTACATGGGTAGATGATCACAGAATTCCAGGTAGTACCGATGAAAGACATTGGACTAAAAACTTTTTTTGGGAACCTAGTTACGCCTCTACAATTTCTCAACAATCAAGAATACTAAGTAAGGTTTATGATGGAGAAAAAGTCGAGGTTCTATCTGACGGAAGAAATACAAACCCGCTAGTATTCGATGTTCAGTTTAATAACAGAGACGATAGAGAAGCTTATGCAATTTTACATTTTCTCGAAAATAGAAAAGGTTATGTCCGCTTTAAATGGGATTCTGTACCAGAAATTTATGATGTCGCAGATAGATACTTTCTATGCAATGCTTGGAGTTTTTCTAAAAGATATATAGACAATAACTCTATCAAGGCTACTTTTATTGAAGACGCGCTTGGGGCTGATTTAGGTTATTAACGAACAGATTCTTTGATTGTCACAGTACCTTCCATAAAGCCATTCTGGCTAATGGATATTTCTTGGGTATCTATTTGACCAGCAATTGTTAATACTCGATTAATTTCTTGCCCAGGTTGATTCTCTGCACCAATTGCTTTTAATAAAATGCTAATTGTGGCATTTCTTTTATCATGACCCTTAAAGTCAATAACCTTCCCAATATCTTCGCCTTGAACAGTAACCTCTCTATTTATGTTACCGAGATTAACTTCTACGGGATGTTTTTTGCCTACTACATAAATAGGTATTCTCTCATACGATTCTGTCCAGCTAATAGACACTGGGTGCTCAATTCCAATGGTTGCTCGATTATAACCATTTAATTCAGTCGTAACGTGATTCTGAGTGTTTAGTGGAGTTATGCTTATATCTGGTTCAGCAGGAGGAACTGCAGGGGTAAATGTACCCCCCTCTAACTCATCTGGATTAGTTGTGCCTATATTTCTGTAATCATCATTCACGCTAGCTGTTGAGCTGCCATCTCTGTCTGATGTCATTTTATAAATAGAGAAATCAGCGCTTATACTTGCTGGTTTATAAGGCTCTAATGTTAAATTAAAAGAATTAAGATATGTTTGCCCAAAATTAAAACCCGCCAACCTTCCGTACAACTCATCCGCTTCCCCAGTTTTACTTATAATTTGATCGCTATTACCGTTTAAATAAAAATCTGTATTTAAGCTCGCAGTGAGTGGAGCGTCAGGGAAATATCTATGCAGTTGAGATTGTCCTAAAGTCCTCATTGGAGGAACTGAGGCTGATACTTGTAGGCCAGCGCTTGTTGAATAAATATAATCGTTTGCGCTTGCATTAACTGGATAGTCTGGATAGTCTGCAGCGTTAGCTCTAGAGTGATAGCTCGTGCCAACCGCTCCTATATAAAGCGGTGTTTCTGTATATCTATAGAAACTTCTTTGGTTACTCATATTCTATATTACACTAAATTACCTTGGCTACCACCTTTATTTGTTGAGTATTCCAATTTTTCCAACCCCAATTCCCGTTAGCCTCAAGTTTTATAACACCATACGAAGGAAGTTGAACCGTAACTGTATTCGCTTCTATGCCTTGTATTTGTGCGCCCCAAAATTGCGCCCCCAAGGAAGTGGGGGGATTAGTCGGTTGTAAATCTACTCTTACAGAGTTTCCACCGCCATCTGTATCTCTGGCGAACAACGAAAATATAAGATCGTCAGTGCCTAAGTTATGGGTAAAAGATAGGGTGGCGTTATTAGCTACAAAAGTAAGACCAGCATAGTTAACCCATCCGCTGCTCCAGCCTGCTGAGTTTGATGAGTTTGATGAGTTCGATGATACATATGTGAGCAAGTCTGAAATTTTTACATTCTGAGTAGTCCCGTCTGCCTTAGCTACTAACAACAAATCATTTTCACCTATTGAAGATGTTGTATTTAAATCCCTTACTTTTATACTTTCGATTGACATATCTTTTCTAATTCTTTAATTCTTTTTTCTTGATCTTTTATACACTCTATTAGTAATGGTATTATACTATTATATTTTACACTTTTAAAGCCATTTTCTTTATCTTTTACGGCTTCTGGCAAAACAAGCTCTACTTCTTGAGCAAGCACACCGTAATCTTTACCAGAATATTTTGGCTGCATTTCTTCTTTCCAGTCAAAAGATATTCCATTTATTTGTTTTATTTTATTTATCGGACTATCTATTGTTTGGATGTTTTCCTTAAGTCTTTGGTCAGAGGCGCTATAGTATGCAACAACATCATTATAACAGAGCAGGTCTCCACTGGCGTCAATTTCTACACTCTTACTTCCTGATGTATAAAAACATATACTATCTAAATCTGAACTTTCTTCTGTTGTTATATAAGTATCATTGTCTGCATCGGATATTCCTGTTAATAAGTCTGTGGTTGCGAAATCTCCCGTTTGACCCGTAGTGACAAACACACCAGTTTCTCCAGTAGTTACAAAATCTCCCGTTTGACCTGTAGTGACGAAAACGCCAGTTTCTCCAGTACTTACAAAATCTCCTATTTCTATTCCAGTTAATACGGGAACACCGCTAATCGTGAGTTCTTGGCTGAAGCCTCCTATTTGTCCTGTTGTGGTGCCAAAAATTCCACTAGTTCCTTTAAGATTATACCCACTAATATCGCCTGTGGTGGAGATATCAGTCACAGATTCTACAAACATTTCTCCTGTAACATAAAGATTTCCTCCAATAGCTAAATCTCCAGTAACTCTAAAATCATGAAAAAATCCACTGGCACCACTCAATTGTTCTTCTGAATATATTAAATTAGAGCTTCCTGTGAATGATGAGCCGCTTTTGTATTGAATTGAGAAGTCGGGCCCACTAACGGTTGTCGTGGAGTTAGAAAATGGAGACCATGCGTTATTGACGTAACCTTCAAATTGACCAAGTTCTGTATTGTATCTCATTAAGCCATTTGTTGGAGTTGGTCTTTGGGCGGATGATCCTGCGGGGAATTTAATCCCATCAGATGTAAAGATTCCTAATCCGTAATTTATCGGAGCAGAAAGATTTAATGGATTTATATTAATCCCTGATTTATTTACAATTGCAGGAGTAAGTCCGTCGCAAGTTATCGAAGCAGTATTATCTCCAGTGTGAACGCTAAATTTGGTGTCGCCATCTAGATCTTCTATCTCTATATATTTTTTTAATTTATTTATAGATATTTTTGAAGTCCGTGCGGCGTTAGAGGTTTCAGCGCCTGATTCAGTTATGACTAAAAAATCAGTTGATTCATTTGTGAAATCATCTGAAAATGTAGGTAAACCTCTTATTTTAACATTAGCCATATATAGTATATATTACACTTTTACAATTGATCCATTTTTATAATAAAGTTTTTCTTTATCATCGCTTTTATTTCGTATAATATTTTCTACATTAATATATTCAGAATCATCTACCACTATAACTTTTATTTCATCTTTATTGTGTGATTTATCTATATATTGTATGGCATCTAATCTTGGCTTTTTTGATTCAGCTGGAAATGCAAAAATAATTTGATCATTTTTGTTTATGAATAAATGTATCATCCTATTGTGCCTTTTAAGGTAGTGGAAGTAAAGTTTCCATTATTCAAAGTATTTGAGTTTATTGAAAAGCCATTCTTGCGTAATAAGTGCCCCGCAGCTCCTCCACTTCCCGCATTCCCAAACCCTGCTTTAGCTAAATCTCCACCAGGCATAGGGGCAAATGTATCATCAGAAAAAAGCGTTCCAGGAGCCCCGCCATTT